CCAACAATCCCGACACTAACAAGCGGGACAATATTGTTAGCTATCGTTTGAAAAGTCGCGCCGTATGTTTGAGATGAGCCAATATTACCTGTAACAAAGACATCGTTAGCAGTGTCTAACGTCAATATCCTGTTAAGCTTTGTAATTCTTATTCCGCGATTGCTCATATTATTAAAGGTACTCCCGTTTCAGAATCTATTGTTTCTGGCTCAGGATAAAACCTAGGCCCAATAGGTGTTTGACCGCTAGCCGGGCCGGTATTACCTGAGCCTAGCGGCAAAGTGCTCGGGTAAATCGTGGATGATTGTATCCCGAATTGAGTTCTCATTGCCTGCATTGCTTGAGCGGCCTTTGCCGATACTTCCGGCGTGGCTTTTTTTTGCAAATAAGGTGCAACAGTAACCGCTAAATTATAATCAATTGCAAAATGAATTTGGGGAGGTTCGTCCAATTCATCACCGATAACATCAGGGATAGTAAACCCAGCGGCAATGTTTTGAGCGCTCCACAATTGAAGCATTGAAACCAAAGTGTCAAAAGTTAAGTTGAAAACCTCGGGCCTAGCCTTTTTTATCGGTGAATGTGACCCGATAATAGTTAGCGCATTAGTAACCCTTAAAAGTGCTGTACTCATATAAACCTCTTAAATTAAGGGGGCTTTTACACCCCCTATAAGGTTTTACTGATTAGCTTGACCGATACCAAATCGTAACGGATCGATGCCTGTAACACCCCAGAATGCCGTCATGCGGTACTGGTTAGACAAGTCGCCAATTACGCCCTCATTAGCTAAGATAAACTGAATACCTGAATCGCTATTCACATTCATCATGCCAACACCGGAAAGGTCCGAAACGCTCAAGTTTCCGCCGTTAAGCTGGACACTATCGTTTTTCCAAAAAACATTCACCGGAGCATCAACAGTATTAACAAACGTTAAGGCTGTTGCATCGGGAATAGGTCCGGTTACGTTTCCATACTCTTTTTCAATATCACTAGCGCCTGTTACATCAATTGCCGCCGGGAATATCTTCAAAGTTGTACCGTCAATAACTTCATTGATAGTAAATGTTTGAAGCTCGCCTGTATTTTGCTTTGTTACAAGATGAACTTCATTGACACCAGCTACCGTGAATCTATCACCCGCTTTCATGCTTGCTGTTGTGGTTACTGTCAAATTCATTGACCTATTATCAACGTTAGAAACATTTCCTGTGGTTGGATTGGTAGTGTTAGCCGCTGGGACTAAGCTCTGATCTCCGCCCGCTGTACTAGCCGCGCCCGCTGCTGCTGTTAGAATCGGATTAGACCCAACCCTAAAAACATCAAAGTTAGCCGCATCACTTACTTTAGATCGTTCGTAAGCTGTCAAAACCTTATTACCCATTGTTTGACGGTCTGCAATGTTCCCGGAAACAGTGCCGTGATCTTTAAGATTTAAGAAAAGACTTTGCATGTCACGATCAGGTATACCTCTTCTTAAAAAAGTATTTTCATAAGCGGCAACATCGTTATAAGTAGCTAGAGCGCCTGATTGACCAACATAAGCGCCGCCTTCAAACATAGCTAAATTAACTAATGGCTGATTAATCCGAGAGCTAATTGCCGCGCCCGCGCTGCGTATTTTTTGAGTTAATGCCGATGGGTCGTTTAAATCTTGAGCGTCAACAGTAAAAGGAACGTTTTCGATAGTATCAATGTCAACCGGGATAGCTAGTTGAGTTATTGCCTTGCCCATCGAACCCGTAATATCCAAGCCCGGTACAGTTGTGCTAATTTGAGGGACATTCTGCCATGTGCGGTACGCTGTACGCTGCTGCTGTTGAGCGCTAGAAGATTTAACTTTTACGTTTTTCGAGAGAATATTATCATCCTCGAAATCTTCTACCATGTTATTAAATTCTACTACTACTTCTTTTGGAAAGTTTGTTTGTGCCATTGGAATCACCTATTGATTAAAGTGCGCCAGCATCCCTCAGTGCTTTTTTAGCAAGCTTAAGCTCTTCTAGGCTCCCACCATTTTGAGCTTTTTTTAAAGCGGAATCATACCGTTTTTGTAATGCTGCTGTAGATGCACTTGGCGGTTTTCCACCCTGTACAACTTCTTCGGGTTCTGGTCGCGTTTGTTTTTTAAAACTACCTGCTTCAGCGGATAGTCGGCCTATTTCTACCGTTGCTTGCATTGGGTTCATTCCTGCTAGAGATTTTGCTCTATTAGAATCTTGACCGAGCATATAAATTATTTGATCCGAATTGCCGGTATTTTCAATGATACCTTGCGCTAATTCTGGCCCTATCTGCTCGATTGCCCTTTGCTCAGCTTCGTTATAATCAGCTAAACCGGATTTTTGCGCTCTATCATAATGATTATTTATAGCTGCATCGATCTGATTGTTTTGCTGGCTAGCGTTCTGATTAGATACAAATTCATTTAACTTATTATTTACCAATTCAAGATTTTCATTTCGGTAAAAATTATTTAAAGCGACTTGAAACTGCTCAGCATCATTATCAAACTGTGCCATAGTCGGCATCGTTTGATTTTGTGTTTTAGCCTGCTTTAGTCTCTCGTTCTCCGCTTGCAAGTTGGCAAGTTCAACCGTCATTTGGGCGTTTTCATTTCCCAATAAATCAGATTCATTTTTTAACTTGTCTCTTTGCTCGCTTATTCGCTTTTCTGCAAAATGTTTATTTCTACTAATCTTCCGCTCGATAACTAACGGCTTCTCTTCTAAAGTGGACGAATCTTCGATTTCTTCTGTCCCGGTTGCAGCTTGATCTTCAATAGATTTTGCTTCGTTTTCTGACATTTTAAAACTCTCCTATTAATAGGGTTATCCCGCTACGGGGCTTATTGCTCTCCAATTGAGGCGCATTGCTATATAATTGTGACAATGCGCTCTCGTGGGTATTGTTAATATATATCTAATTATTAAGTAAATCAAACTAAAAACCGTTGATTGCTGTTTGTATCACTTTTTGTCGATTATCAATCTGCTTACCTATCGTGTCTATGTTTTTATTATTGATAGTTGCGTTAGCTTCTTGAGCATCAATTTGTGTATCCATTCTGTCTGTCTGCGCTCTAAAAGAATCAATTTGTTGTTTTTGTTGATTGTTTAATGCTGTTAATTGATCGGCTTGAGCTTTTCTTTGAACCTCCGCCGCCGCTGCATCCGCCTTGCCTTGCTCGGCTACAGCAAGCAACATTTCGGCGCTCGGCTGGTCTGGCTGGTTCTTACTTTCTATAAATGATTTATCTTCGTCGGTTTCTGCTTCAACTAATCCCTGCAACATCATTTGTTGCTTGTTAAATCGTTTTATAGCGTCTAGTCCCGATCCCTCCATATTCTCGACGATAGTAGAGTAAATCAAGGGGATATACGGCGAATTTGCATCAGTGAATTGCAATAGTTGGTTTAAAGTATCAACTGTCTCCCTTCTCTGATTCGCATAGCTCGCCCCGGTATCAACTACCACGTCCAATTTCATATTTTTAACATCATTGATACGAATCATTTTATCAACTTTGGGATGCAAAACATATTCCATCAGCAAAGCGTCTTTTTCTGTCCCATCCTCATTTACTAATTTTACAAACCTTTTATTATCGTAGATTTCACTAGCCATGCCTCGATATATCTTGCCTACGCTCTTTATGCACAAAGAAATATTATCCATCAAAATCGCAGTTTGCATATCCGACCGCTTCACCATTGCATTAATTGCTTTGCCGCTCGCGTCCGGGTCAATTGTGTCTTGTGGTGCGCCACCGCTTATGCTTGTAATAAACTGATTAGCAACGTCTAATACCACGCTGGTATTAGGGTCTACTTGTCGCGGTTGCGTGTATTGAATAGGTCCAAGAGGTATAGGCTTGCCCTCATCATCCACGCTGTTAAGTAAAGCATAAGATTGTTTGCCTAAATGCTGTTGGTCCCAACTTGCGCCATGTCCCGATATTTGTTCGGGCGTAAAAATGGGCATTGTCGGCGGGCTAGTTGCTGAATTCTCGGCTAAATTAGAAACAGCCATATCCATAAGTCGCTGCATGTCCATCATTTTATCAACAAGCCCGTAGTAGTATTCCTGACCATCGACATATGATCTATAGCCGTAAAGCG